TGATTTTTGGTTTCTTAAAAAAAGGTGATATAATATATTATGAGCGAACATAATGAATTTCTTTGGGTTGAGAAGTATCGTCCAAAGAAAGTAAGTGAAACTATTCTCCCTAAAAAGCTCAAAGATGTATTTGAGAATATTGTAAAAGAGCAGAATCTTCCTAACATGCTGCTGACAGGAACAGCAGGTCTTGGTAAGACAACTGTTGCCCGAGCTATCTGCAACGAACTTCAGTATGATCACATTGTCATCAATGGATCAGAGGAAGGAAATATCGACACGTTGAGAGGCAAAATCAAGAGGTTTGCTTCTTCGGTTTCTCTCAACGGCGATATCAAAGTGGTTATTCTTGATGAAGCTGATTATCTCAATCCGCAATCTACTCAGCCTGCGCTGCGTGGATTCATTGAAGAATTCTCTAAGAATTGTCGATTCATTCTCACATGCAATTTCAAGAATCGAATTATTGAGCCTCTGCACTCACGTTGTGGTGTATACGAATTCAATACGACGAAGAAAGAAATGCAGAGTCTTTGCAGCGATTTTCTGAAAAGACTTGTATTCATTTTGAATGAAGAAAGCGTAGAGTTCAAAAAAGAAGTTCTCGTTGAAATGATTATGAAACATGCGCCCGACTGGCGCAGAATCATTAATGAATGCCAACGATTCAGCATTGGCGGTCAACTAAATACTGACGTTCTTCTTGGCGAATTCAATAATAACTATGACGCCCTTTTTGATAGTCTAAAGAAAAAAGATTTCAAAAAGATGAGAACATGGGTCACGAACAACGTTGACGTTGATGCGAGTTCGATCTTTCGCTCTATCTATGATAGAATGTTTGATAAGGTTGACTCGTCTTCAATACCTCAGTTGGTGTTGATCTTGGCTGATTATCAATACAAGAACGCTTTCGTTGCCGATCATGAGTTGAATGTCGTTGCGTGCATGACAGAAATCATGGCAAATGTAGAGATGAAATAATGAACATTGTCGAACATTCAGATCCGTGGCAACATTACACAATAGATGATGTGTTGAGGAAAACTGATTTTGGAATGATTCAGACATTGACGAGTCGTTGGCAGAAACCGCAAACGTCTAAAGAAAAGTTCAATCTATGTCTTGATGATTTTAAATTTTATAGAGAAACTGCACCATTCTATAATGAAGCAATGGTCGTAAAAAAAGTTCTTTATAAACTGATGCAAGAACTCGAAGTAGAATTTTCTCTTGAAGGAAAATTCAAATCATATCAGATTGAATATGTCAATTGTGGCAACGACTTTTATTATCCTGTTCATAAAGATTCGACAGCAAAAGTATTTACGAATGTGCTTTATGTTTCTCAGAATGGTGACGGCACGAGACTCTACAAAGATAAAGATGGTCAACCAGAAAAATTAGTTGACTGGAAAGAGAATAGAATCGTATCATTCAAGCCTGACTCTCATACATGGCATGATTATTATTCTACTCATTCAGGTCGAATTACTTTCAATCTTGTATTTGTGAAGTTTAATATCTCACCCGATAAACCTATGAGCAGAGTTGAAACTGATTTGACTAGGATATAATATGAACCCTTTTGATTATGTGTCCGCGATTAACGATACTAAAAAAGATCTCATCATTGATGATATTACTGAGAAAAATTATAACTCATTTTTGACTAATCGTTCTCTGTCTTATTTTCCTGATACTGTGGCTGTAGCGAATGTAATGAATCGCTATCATCATTTAGATAAGAAACTTCAATTTCATTTTTTGCTAAATATAGTTAGAAAAAGAAAAAGATTCTCGAAATGGGATAAAGCCCAGACTAGTGATGATATAGACGTGGTGAAGGAATATTATGGATACAGCACTGAAAAAGCAAAATCTGCATTATCCCTTCTTTCATCATCCCAGCTACAAGAATTGAGAAGAAGGACATATAAAGGTGGAAGAAAATAGAATATGGTCTCCCGCAGATATGCTAGAAGTAATTTTAGAAGAGCCAGACGACTTTCTGAAAGTTCGTGAAACTCTGACTAGAATAGGTGTCGCGTCAAGAAAAGAAAACAAGCTTTTTCAATCGTGTCATATCTTACACAAGCAAGGACGATATTTCATCGTTCATTTTAAAGAGTTGTTTCTGCTTGATGGTAAAAAGTCAAATCTAGAAGACAATGATCTTCTGAGAAGAAACACAATTGCTACATTGCTTGCAGATTGGGGTTTAGTCAAAATCGTTGATAAGAGTAAAGTCAGTGAATGTGCTCCCATGAGACAGATCAAGATTATTCCTTTCAAAGATAAAGACAAGTGGGAACTCTGCCCGAAATATAACATCGGCAAGTAAATTATGACAGACTCCGAAGTTGAGCTGCATATAGAAAATATGCGGCAAGTTTTTGGCTATCTACCAAATCCTCATCATCATCCTCGAATATTTGAGCATATGATGAAAGTTTATGCGTATACGATATTGAAGAAAAAATTTAAAAAGTCTTGACTTTTTCTTCAATATCGCGTATAAATAATGTCGAACTACAGGTGTAGTTCCTCGTAACCCAATGCGAATTATCGATTGGGTATAATACAACACCTTGCTTAATAGGAGGCAGTTATGGTAACTAAAGCATTTACATTTCCTCATTCCAATTTTATTGGATTCGATCATCTCTGGAACGAAATTGAAAGGTTGTCAACTGGCACTGACGTTGCGTTTCCGAAACACAATGTCGTCAAGCACAGCGAGACGGCATTTGCAATTGAACTTGCACTAGCAGGATATGATCAGAAAGACTTGGAAGTAGAGTTGAAGGAAGGAATTCTTGTTGTTAGAGGCAAGAGAAATGAAGAAGCTGAAAACAGCAAAGAATATCTTCATAAAGGAGTCTCTACAAGAAACTTCACAAAAACCTTTAGATTGTCAGAACATGTTGTTGTCGATGGTGCGGACTTCGTGAATGGGCTACTTGTCATTAAATTGAAGGTAGTGATTCCTGAGGAGAAGCGACCAAGGTTAATACCTATTGGGAAATCAACACAATATCTAATCTAGAGGAGTCAACATGACACTAACAGACATTCGAGCAGTAGCTAGTTCACTCATCACTGTAGCGGCAATCTTTGCGGTTCCCTACTTCGTATGGGTGGCACAATCTGCGTAATATAGTACAGTAGTACGGTTTAGGCAGGAGATTCCGTGCAAAAATCTCCTGCACCATAAATATTACATCATTGTATTTGTGAGAAAGTTATGATAGAAGCATATATGCAAGTTGATCTAAACAATCCTCTTGCCGTAGCTTACATGAAACACGCATTGAAATCTTACGAAATCGTGTCAGATATTTTTCGAGTAAATGTGATTCAGTGTGTTACGCCTGACACTTTGCTTAAAGAATTGAAAGATATTCCGAATCAACTAACAAATAGATCTCCTCAAGAATTAGCATCTTTGCATTCTAACTATAGAGCTGCTAAACGAATGGCTGCGGGTGAAAGATTTTGGACACTAGAACACGACGCATATCTGAGACCAGAACATGAAGATGTTTTTAGAATGATTATGTCCAAATGGCTAACTAAAAAATCGACTATATCTTTAGGTATGGCAAATGAATTTTGGACGACTATTCCTGAAATAGCAGAATTGTTTTGTCAAGAAATTGAGAAAGGTTGGTTTAAAGGACCAATGGGACTATTGCATCGTGTAACTGATATCTATTTAAAAAACAAGCCCGAAACAAGAGACACTTATTGGCCAGCCAATCGATTCATAAACAAAAAATGGGTAAATAAAACTGGCGTTGGAATAAATGTTTCGAATGCATATAGTGGTCCAAAAGTTGTGCTAGATTCGCCAATTTGTCAAGTTATGGATGAAAATCGTGGAAGAACAGTTACGGATAGACCTAAAACGCAGAAAATTAGTCATAGTAAAGAGTTGAATCCAGACTACAAATGGATTATACTAGACAGTTCTGATTAAATTTAAGCAATTATATTATGAAATTTTACACTTCCGTTGCGCGCAAAAATAACAGCATTCTGTATCGCGGTTATGAAAATAATCAGCCGGTGATGCGTAGGATTCCGTTCTCGCCCGTTTTATTCGTCAGTTCTCCGAAAGCTACGGGAAACTATAAAACTCTTTATGGCGAGCGAGTGGAGCCTATCGAATTCGAATCCATGAGCGAAGCCACTGCTTTTCAGAAGCAGTATGAAAATGTGCAGAACTTCAAAGTCTATGGACAAACAAACTATGTAACTCAATTCATAGCGAAAGAATTTCCTCACGACATTCAATTTGATCGAGACTTGATTAACGTCTGCACGATTGACATTGAGGTTGCTTCAGATCAAGGCTTTCCTAGACCAGATGAAGCAAAGCATCCGATCATCGCGATCACTTGCAAAAATAACAAAAGCCACATGTATCAAGTGTGGGGTATGGATCATTACGATGTAAAGCGAAACGATGTCAAATACTTTCGGTGCACTGATGAAAACGCACTGCTGAGATCTTTTCTTGATTGGTGGCAAGCAAACTGCCCTGATATTGTGACGGGCTGGAGTATTCAGAGGTTCGATATACCATACATCATTAATCGACTCAAGATATTGTTTGGCGACGATCATAAAAACATATCGCCTTGGAAAAGTCTGAGCCTAAGAGAAATCAAAACTCTATCGGGCAGTGAATTCGCTTACGACATTGAAGGTGTGTCGCAACTTGATTACTTAGACTTGTTTCGCAAGTTCGGCAAACAAACTTTCGGTGAGCAAGAATCTTATAAACTTGATCACATTGCCCATGTTGTATTGAATGAAAGAAAATTGTCTTATGATGAGTATGGTTCATTGAATGCGCTATACAAAAATGATTTTCAGAAGTTTATTGATTACAACATAAAAGACGTGACGCTGGTTGAGCGTATCGAAGAAAAGCTTGGTATTATTACTCTTGCTTTGACTATGGCTTATCAATCGAAAAGTAATTACAATGCCGTGTTTGGCACGACAGGCATCTGGGATTCAATCATCTATAATGAACTTCTCAGAAAGAATATTGTTATTCCTGAGATGAAACATGGTAATGATGAATACAAAACGATTGTCGGCGGCTATGTCAAAGATCCTAAAGTAGGTTCTCATGAATGGGTCGTTTCGTTTGATTTGAATTCTCTGTATCCAAATTTGATTGTTCAATACAATATGTCGCCCGAAACCATGAGCTATGAAGAATCAAGTGATTTGACCATCTCGGCCAATGATGCGAGGTTTCGAAAAGACAAGCAAGGCATTATTCCCAACGTGATTCAGAAATTCTACACCAATCGCGTAGAATACAAGAATCAAATGCTTGACGCCAAGCGTCGATATGAAAAAGAACCGTCAAAGAGTTTAGAGAATGAGATTGCCTCGCTCGATAACAAACAGATGGCGATCAAGATTTTGATGAACTCTCTTTATGGTGCTTTGGCTAACAAATACTTTCGGTACTTCGATCAAAAGATTGCAGAAGGTGTTACAACTTCAGGTCAGCGAGCGATCAAGTGTGCTGAAACGTCTGTAAACGATGAAATGAACAGACTTTTAGCGACATCAAATAAAGATTATGTCATCGCGATTGACACCGATTCGTTGTATATCAACATGGCACCTCTTGTCGAAAAGATGAAGCCGAAAGATCCAGTAAAATTTCTCGACAAAGTTTGTCACGAGCATTTCGAAAAGATCTTTGAAAAAGCCTATGAGAAACTGGCGACAGAAACGAACGCATACTCGAATCGAATGATTATGAAACGTGAAGCAATCGCTTCTCGCGGTATTTGGATGGCGAAGAAGCGATACATTCTGTATGTTCACAATAATGAAGGTGTTCAGTATGCAACGCCTAAATTGAAGATCATGGGTATCGAAGCGATCAAGTCTAGCACGCCTCTTGTCGTTAGAGAAAAGTTCAAAGAGACTTTTCACAAAATTCTAACTGAAGATGAACCAAGAGTTCAGGCTTTCATTCAAAACTTTAAAAAAGAATTTAAAGCATTGCCTCCCGAAGATATCTCGTTTCCAAGAAGCGTCAATGATTTGACTAAATGGAAAGATCGAAGCACAATTTATGGCAAAGGCACACCAATTCATGTTCGTGGCGCTCTTCTATATAATCATTACTTGAAGCAGAATGGTCTATCTGATAAGTATGAGTCGATTAAAGATGGCGAAAAGATCAAGTTTGTCTACCTGAGATTGCCAAATCGATTCAAAGAAAATATCGTTTCGTTTCCGATTACATTGCCCAAAGAATTTGGTTTACATTCTGCCATAGATTATGATACTATGTTTGAGAAAACATTTCTCGATCCTCTGAAACCAATTCTTGACGCAGTAGATTGGTCAGCGGAACAGAGATCTACATTAGAGGAGTTTTTCCTATGAATCTGAGTCACCTGTCTTTTCCTGATAAAGGTTGGGGATATCTTCCTGCAACCGAAGAAGTGTTCGAAGCGTTTCGATTTTGTCAAAAACTTTATAAGCCGCAATCTGTTCTAGAGATTGGTTTTCATATTGGGCATTCTACGACATATCAGCTAGAAATTTATACTGAAGCAAAGATCGTAGGTGTTTCGCCTGACAACGAAAGAGTTGGTAAAGAAGATGACAGAATTGATCCTGAAGTTCGAAGGGCAATGGCTGAAACTTTGAAGATCAAATATCTGAATCGATTTCAATGGTTACAAGGCAGAACTGCTGATGTTCGAGACAAACTTCAAGACTATGTTTTTGACTTTGCACTTGTAGATGGCAATCATCATGAGATGGCGGTTCTTCTTGATCTTACTGTATGCGCAGAACTTGACATTAAGCAGATGTTGATAGATAATTGGGATCAGAAACAAATTCAAGAAGCTGTCGAAACAAACGGCAAATACGAATTGGTAAAAGTCTTTCCTTATAAGCAAACATTTAAAAATAAGACTAAGCAAAATGAACTTGCATTGGTAAAAATGCGCAAAAAATGAAAAGATACTTTTTGACTGCTTTCAAAAATACTTATGACAATAAGACGCACAGAATTGCGGGCTTCTTGTCATGGGAAGATTTCGAAAGCATGTTATACAACATGGCTAAAAGAGAAGGCAAAAAAGGTGGTAAAAACTCCAGCCCTCTTATAAGCCCAGCGTTGTATGTTGAAGGCTCAACTCGGGCAAATAAAAATGTTGTCAAGTGGGCTAGTTGGTGTGCTGTAGACGTTGATGATTTTTCTTTTGAGAATTCGTTAGAAGAAGAATTATACAACAGGATTGGATCTTTGTATTATGTATGCTATTCGACCGCGAGTAGTAAAGTTGACAATCCAAAGTTTAGACTTGTCTTTCCTTTAATACGTGATGTTGAAGCAAAAGAAATAAAGCATTTCTGGCATAGCATAAATTCAGAGCTAGGTCAATTGGGCGATAAGCAAACAAAAGACCTGAGTCGAATGTATTATATACCTGCGATTTATCCTAATGCTTACAATTTCATTTTCACTAATCGTGGATCATTCGTTGATCCTGATTTGATGATGACAAAACATCCGTACAAAGAAAGAGAAGGTAAAAACTTCATAGATAGATTACCACCAGAACTTCAGAAAGCGATTATTGAACATCGAAAGCAATCTTTAGAAAATACGAGCGTGTCTTGGTCAAACTACAAAGACTGTCCGTTTTTTCCTAAAAGACTTGCAATTGAGTATCAAAGCTTGACAGAAACGGGCTGGTATCATAAAATGTATCAGATTATGGTCGCAACTGCGGGTAATGCAATTAAGAATGGATATCCCATAACATCAAAGCAAATTGCTGATCTTTGTAGACAGCTAGATACTGATACAGGAAACTGGTATACGAATCGACCGCTTGATGTTGAAGCGGATCGTGCAGTTGAATATGCATATAGAAACAATTAGGAGTGAATGATATGGCTGAAGAAATTGAAGTTGGTAACGTGATTGAATTGAACAATGGTGAAAGGCAGACTGTGCCGCCTACTGTTGAAGCGCCTAGCGGTGACGAAGAAGCGAATCGAGCAAAAGTTCTTCGCGTCGGCATCGTAGGCACGAATGCAGTCGCACGCGCGATGAATATTGCTTTTGATGCTCGAGGTACTGATCGTAAGATGGTAGATAGCATTAAGGAGCTCGATGAACTTATTCAATGGCGCCCTGCTGTTACATTTGTTTGTACTGATATTCCTCTGCTCAAGAATGACAGTCTTGATGACGCAGAGTTTATCAATACGGTAAGTCGGCTTGTGAAGCAGTGTGGTACTGGTGTTTGCATTCGAAGCACGATCAACATTGAAACGATTGAACGTCTGATTGGTGTTCTGACTTACGATGTTTTCAAGGCAAAAGTGGTCTACAATCCAGTCATGACTGAAAGTGAAGATGCTGGTGAAATTCTGACTCAAGAAGTCGAATACATTGGTGGCGTCGATAAGACTGTTGAAGCACACCTCAACATTCTGAAGAATCTTACGAATTTCGCTGCTGTTCAAGTAGAAACTGGTAGCGTTTTTGAAGTCGCTTATGCTAAACTGGCTGTTAGCGGTTTCAAAGCTGTCAAGCAAACGTTCTTCAATCAATTGCATGAAGCGATTCTGGATGTCAAGGGTGCCAATCCTGCAATTGTCCGTCGTCTGATTCAGAAAGCACCTGATCTTACGGATCGGTCTGTAATGATTCCGACGTTTATTCGGTCGCGTGCTGATGACGAAGTGAGCTATAAGCAAGCCAAGTCTTTCGGTGGTGAGTTCCTGAATAAAGATGTGAAGATGTTTGTTGGTATGACAGATAAATTTCCGCTTCTTGATGAGTGTGTGAATTTTAAAAATCTGAAGGACTAATATAATATGTCGATTATGAATAAATTGAAAAGCAATTCGAAGATTAAACAATCTTCGGTGCTTGCCGAATCTCAATTCTTTACTGATGTTGAGTTCGTTTCAGTGGACGTTCCTATGTTGAATGTCGCACTGTCAGGAAGTCTGAACGGTGGTCTGAGCCCAGGACTCACCGTTCTGGCTGGTCCATCAAAGCATTTCAAAACTTCGTTTGCGCTGAAGATCGCTTCAGCGTATCTGAAGAAGCACGATGATGCTGTTATTCTGTTCTATGATTCTGAGTTTGGTGCGCCTCAGTCTTATTTCAGCAACTTTGATATTGATTTGAATCGAGTTCTTCATGTTCCGATTACGAATATCGAAGAACTGAAGTTTGATATTGTCAGTCAGCTTGAAAATCTGGACAAAGGCGATAAGGTAATTGTTGTCATTGATTCTATTGGCAATCT